TTATTTGGATTTGAAATAAAACGAAAAAACGAAGAGAACAAGAATTTACGTTCCTTCGCAGAACCGAACAATGACGATGGCGCAGTAAGCGTTACGGCTACTGGCGGCGCTGTAAGTAGTTTTATCGATTTAGAGGGTACTGCTAAGTCCGAAGCTGAGTTAGTGCAGAAATACCGTGGTATGATGCAACAACCAGAAGTTCAAATGGCAGTTGATGATATTGTGAATGAGTCTATTAATATCACATACGACAGCAAACCTGTTGAGTGTGTAACAGATGACGTAGACTTACCAGATAATATTAAGAAAAGAATTAGAGAAGAGTTTGATAATTGTCTTAGACTATTAGACTTTTCAAATCATGGATATGATATTTTTACAAAATGGTACGTTGATGGTAGATTAAACTTTCACGTGATGATTGATGAGAAGCAACCTAAGAGAGGTATCTTAGAGTTACGATACATTGATCCACGTAAGCTACGTAAGATTAGAGAGTTTGACAAAGAAAGAAGCACTACAAAGAGTGGCAATTCAACTTTCTTTAAACGTATCAAAAACGAGTATTACATTTATAATGAGAAGGGTTTTCACAACACCAATAGTGGAACTATAGGTAGTGGATATGATCTTAATAATACAAACGCCGCAGGGTTACGTATTGCAAGAGACTCTATTGTAAATTGTAACTCAGGTTTACTGAATGAGAACACTACATTAGTACTGTCTCATTTACACAAGGCACACAAGCCTTTGAACCAGTTGCGCATTATGGAAGATGCAGTAGTTATCTATCGTATCTCACGTGCGCCAGAAAGAAGAATTTTTTATATTGATGTAGGTAATCTGCCTAAAATGAAAGCAGAACAATATCTACGTGATATGATGACTAAACACAAGAATCGTTTAGTATATGATGCGACATCGGGGGAGGTCAAGGATGACCGTCGTCATATGTCAATGACTGATGACTTTTGGTTGCCTCGAAGAGAGGGTGGTCGTGGTACAGAGATTTCGACTCTACCAGGTGGACAAAATCTAGGCGAACTAGATGATGTCGAATATTTCCAAAAGCGTTTGTTCAAAGCGTTGAACGTTCCTGTTTCTCGTTTAGAGAGTGATGCAGGCTTCTCATTAGGAAGAGCATCAGAGATTAGTCGTGATGAGGTTAAGTTTAGTAAGTTTATTCGTAGACTACGTGCTAGATTTGCTATCTTGTTTGACAAGGTACTTGAGAAGCAACTTATTCTAAAAGGTGTAATTGCACCAGAAGAGTGGGCTGGCATTCAAGCACAAATACGATATGACTTTATGTCTGATAATCATTTTGAAGAGTTGAAGACATCTGAAATTCTACAAAACCGTTTGCAGATTTTGCGTGACATTGATGAGTACAAAGGTGAGTACTATTCTAAAGAGTGGATTCGTAAGAACGTTCTCTATATGTCTGAAGATGAAATTACAAACGTTGATAAGCAGATTGAAGCCGAAGGCGAAGAGCCTGAAGAAGATGAAACAGACAATAACGATTTTGCATAAATAATATTAGAATTAGAAAAGGAGATACTTATGAGTATTAAAGACCTGATTAACCAAGCATACACTAAAGATGCTGGTGCATTCGAAAAAACGTTTGACGCAATTATGGCTGAGAAGATGGGAAGTGCTATTGAAACAAAGTACGATGACATGTTCGGTGCCCAAGAAGTTGCTGTTGAAGAAGAAGTAGAAACAGAAGAAGTCGAAGTTGAAGTTGAAGACTCAATTGACGAAGGCAAAAAAGTCAAAGAAGAAGACGAAGATGCCGACGATGATGAGGACGAAGACGAAGATGATGATGACGAAGAAGACGAAGATTAAACAAAGGTGATCAGATGAAAAGCTTTAAGGAGATGCTCGGAGAAACAGTTGACAAGATTAAGTCACCTGATGAGCAAAACTTTGTAGATAAACATATCGTAGATAAGAAAGATCATCCTGTTGCTAAAGATGATCAGTTTATTGCAAAGACTAAAAAGAAAAAACGTGTTGCAGATCGTGATGACGATGAAGCAGTGTACGAAGAGCGTTCTATTGAATGTGAAGAGTGCGGCGCTACGTATAAAAAAGGCGAAGAGCATGAGTGCGACATGGAAGAGCAGAGTGTATCCGAAAGCAATCTGAGCGAAGCAGTTATTGACGATCTACGTAAGATTGTCAAGACTAAACAAAACAAAAGAATTAAACTCGGCGAGGGTACTCAACCACGCATTGACATGTTTACAGCAAGCGCATTAGTACAAGTACATGATGCGTTAAACGGCTCTAATCAAAAGAAGTTTGCTGACGCTATTGGCAAGAACGAAAACATGTTCATGAAAATGGTTGACTTCGCTTTCAGTAAGGCGAAGAAATAATGTCACTACTAATTAAAGAAATCGTTGAAGACGTACAATACATCTCAGAAGATATCCTGGATGAAGAGGGTAATACTAAAGGTAAGAACTACTTTATCGAAGGTATTATCATGCAAGGTGACATACAGAATCGTAATGGTCGTGTCTACCCTAAAGAAACATTAATACGTGAGATGAATCGCTACAACAAAAACTACGTTGAAGCGAAACGTGCTTACGGAGAACTTGGTCACCCAGCTGGACCAACTATCAATTTGGATCGTGTCTCTCACATGTTCACAGAACTAAAAGAAGATGGATCTAATGTAATCGGGCGTGCCAAAATTATGGAAACGCCTATGGGTAAAATCGTGAAGAGCCTAATCGATGAGGGTGCTAATTTAGGCATTTCGTCTCGTGGTATGGGTTCTATCAAAAAGAACAAGCAAGGTATCATGGAAGTCCAAAACGATTTCATGCTTGCTACAGCAGGAGATATCGTAGCTGATCCCTCTGCACCAGATGCATTCGTTAAGGGTGTAATGGAAGGTGTTGATTGGGTCTATGATGTTGCGTCTTCTACATGGACAACAGCTAACGCTTTTGATCGTATAGAAGAAGAGATTAAAGAAATTGCGAAAGTCGATCCTCGTAAGTTGGAAGAGCAGGCAGCCGTAATCTTTGAAAAGTTTATCAAATCACTGTCGAAAACATGATTATTATAAATATAGAGAACAATATTACTTGTTAAAGGAGAAGTCAAATGAGTGAAGAACTAGAAAACAAGCTAGATTTGGAACTTGACGAAGCTAAGGCAACTGGAGAGGATTCTGAAAGTGCAGATCCTGTAACACCAGCGGGCGGAGCGGCGAAAGGTAAAAATCGTAAAGCTGATAAAAACCAATCAGTAGATCCTAAAGCGGATACAGTCAAAGATGACGGTCCATCTAAAGGAACTAATGACACTGGACTTAAAGAAGCTTTTGCTGGTCTTTTCGAAGGTCAAGAGCTTTCAGAAGAATTTAAGACAAAAACCGTAGCAGTCTTTGAAGCGGCTGTACACGAAAAAGTGCTGGTACAAAAAGCGGCATTAGAAGAGAAGTTTGAAGCGGATCTAGCTGAACAAGTCGAAGCTTCCGTAGAAGATTTGGTAGAGAAAGTAGACTCCTACCTTGATTACGTTATTGAAAACTGGATGGATGAAAATTCTGTTGCAGTGGAATCTAACATCAAAGTAGAAGTTGCAGAGTCCCTACTAGATAGCCTAAAAGGTCTGGTTGTAGAGCATAACCTTTCAATCGATGATGTACAGCGTGATGCTGTAGCAGAGATGGAAGAAAAGCTTGAAGAGTCAACTACTAAATACAACGAAGTTGTAGAAGAAGTTATGGCGCTTAAAGAAGATAAAAAGCAACTAGAGTTAGCTGATGCATTCAAAACTATCTCTGAGGGTCTTACAGATACTCAGGTTGAAAAGCTTGGTGTTCTAGCAGAAGGAGTATCTTTTGAAACAGTAGAAGATTACTCTGTTAAACTAGAAGCTATCAAAGATAACTATTTCACTGAATCAGTTGCACCAGTTGCAGATGAGACAGAACTTCTTGAAGAAGAAGTTGCGGAAGAGGCATCTAAGCCAGCTATTGATCCTGCCATCGCATTATACGCCGATAGCATTGGTCGTCTTGCAAAATAAGTTTTTTATAAATACTAAAAGATAAAATCTCAAAAGGAGAATTCAGATGAGAAACGAAGAACTAATGAAAAAGTGGGGCCCAGTGCTTGAGCATGAAGCACTTAACCCAATTTCAGACAAGCATCGTAGTGCTGTAACGGCTACTTTGCTAGAAAACACCGAGACTGCTCTCAAAGAGGGTAACTCATATTCACCGCAATCACTTTTGTCAGAAGCAGAAGTAGGACCGGTTAACCACACAGGCGAAATGCAAACTTACGATCCGGTACTTATTTCCCTAGTCCGTCGTGCGATGCCTAACCTAGTTGCATACGATATTGCTGGCGTTCAGCCAATGACTGGTCCAACAGGACTGATCTTCGCAATGCGTTCAAACTACGTTGATGGTGCAAACAACTCTGTTAAGACTGAAGCTTTCTACAACGAAGCTGACACAGACTTCTCAGGTGCTGGTACGCACTCTTCAAACGCTCCAGGTCAAGCATCAGTAACAACTGGTACTGGCATGGGTACAGCCGCCGCAGAACAACTTGGTTCTTCAGGTGGTGGCGATTTTGGCGAGATGTCTTTCCAAATCGACAAAGTGTCTGTTACTGCGCAATCACGTGCGTTGAAAGCAGAGTACACAACTGAACTAGCACAAGACTTGAAAGCAATTCACGGTCTTGACGCTGAAACAGAACTAGCGAACATGCTATCGGCTGAACTGCTTGCAGAAATCAACCGTGAAGTAATTCGTACAGTGTACAACTCAGCAGTAGCCGGTTCTGCCGATACAGCATCCGCAGGTACTTTCAACTTAGATGTTGATGCTAACGGTCGTTGGTCAGTAGAGAAGTTCAAAGGCTTGATGTTCCAGATCGAAAAAGAAGCTAATGCGATTGCAAAAACTACACGTAGAGGCAAGGGTAACATCATCCTATGTTCATCTGATGTAGCATCTGCACTTCAAATGGCTGGTGTACTAGATTACACTCCTGCTCTGAACAGCAACAACTTGAACCCAGATGACACTGGTAACACTTTCGTAGGTGTACTTAACGGTCGCTTCCGTGTGTACGTAGATCCATATGCTGGCGCACAGTACATGGTAGTAGGTTATAAAGGTTCTAGCGCATTTGACGCTGGTATCTTCTACTGCCCATATGTACCGCTACAAATGGTACGTGCAGTTGGTGAGAACAGCTTCCAGTCGAAGCTAGGTTTCAAAACTCGTTACGGCATGGTTGCAAACCCATTTGCACCAGGTGCGGCGGCGGGTACAGGCGCTCTGACAGCAAACGCAAACGTTTACTACAGACGCTCTATCATCACCAACCTTCTATAATAAGAAGTCAGAACTGACGGGAAGTCAGTGAACTGAACAGATTAGGGCGTTCTTCGGAGCGCCCTTTTTTTTGACTATAAATAGTATTGTAGATTAAGTGAGGACAAAATGAGCCAATTACAAAACTTTCTCAATCCTAATGAGTTTCGCTTTACGATGAGTCGTTTGCCTCACGTAGAGTTCTTTGTGCAGGGTATCACATTACCCGATATCTCTTCTTCACCTGTAGAAAGAGCAACACCTTTTAAGACACTTTACTTACCTGCTGATAAAGTAGAGTTCGGTGATCTTACACTCTCAGTATTAGTAGACGAAGATTTATCATCTTACTTAGAGACATGGCGTTGGTTAATCTCTTTGACTAAACCAGAAGGCTTTGAGCAATACGCAAACCTAATCGGTGCAGGCGGCGATGGTATCTATTCAGACGGTACTTTGACTGTACTAAGTAGTAAGAAGAACCCGAATGTAGAAGTTACATTCAAAGACATGTTTCCCGTGTCCGTTGGTAGTATCGCACTAGCAACAAATCAGACAGACGTTACACCACCAGTTGTTGATATGACTTTCAGATATACATCTTACGATTTTAGAATTGTAAATTAGTACTTGACTTTATAGCGAAACCTGCTATAATACAACATGGTTATTTTATGGAGAAGTGAATGAAGATCGAAGAGATATATGAAATGTGGGCAAAAGACAGCGAGATCGATCAGACGAATGTGTCTGGCGAGAGTGCAAACATTCCCAAACTACATAACAAATACTTCCGTGTCTACATGGAAGAAGGCATGAAACTCAAGCAGTTACGTGCTAAGTATAAGCAATTGAAGTTGCTTAAAGAGCAATACTATCGTGGCGAGTTAGATATAACTGAGCTACAACAGTATGGATGGGAACCACAACCTCTAAAGATACTACGAACAGATATCAGTACATACATTGATGCAGATCAAGATATGATTAATCTGTCACTAAAAGTCGGTATGATTGAAGAGAAGGTGAACTATTTAGAAGCGATTATTAAGATGATAAGTAATAGAGGGTTCCAGTTAAAGACTATTGTTGACTGGGAACGATTTAGAACTGGAGCGATGTAATATAGTATGGAACAAGTTCACGTAGAAAAGATTGACAATGTACATGTCAGAGTAAATGCTGAAGCATCTGTAAAGATGGAGATGAGCGGTTACTTTGAATTCTACGTGCCTGGTTATAAGTTCATGCCCGCATACAAGAATAGAGTATGGGACGGCAAGATTAGACTTATGAATACAATGACTGGCATGATCTATGCTGGTCTGCTTCCTTACATTATTAAGTTCTGTAATGATAGAGACTATGAAGTCGAAGTAGATAGTTCACTCTTACCAGAAACAAAGTACTATGAGAATGCTGGCTATGACTTAGCAAAAGACTTTGATAGTGCATTTGAACCTAGAGACTATCAGAATGATGCTGTAGCACACGCACTATATAATAACAGATCATTGTTTCTATCACCGACAGCATCAGGTAAGTCTTTCATTATATACTTACTGTCTCGCCATCATGTAGAGCAAGGTCGTAAAGTTCTGATCGTTGTACCAACAACATCACTTGTATCTCAAATGTCATCTGACTTTGTAGAATATAACAAGAACAGACCACTAGACATTCACAAGATTATGGGTGGGGTTGACAAGAACGTAGACGCAGACTATACTGTAACAACGTGGCAATCTATCTACAAGTTAAAGAAAGATTGGTACGAGAAGTTTGATGTTGTAATCGGTGACGAAGCACATTTGTTTAAAGCTAAGTCACTAACTAAAGTACTAGAGAAGACACCGCATGTCAAGTATAGATATGGCTTCACTGGTACATTAGATGAATCACAGACACACAAGTTAGTACTAGAGGGGCTGTTTGGTCCAACTAAAGAAGTAACTGAAACTAAAAAACTAATCGATGACGGCACTCTAGCAGAGTTCGGCATCAAAGCACTTATTCTAGGATATCCGCCAGAAACGAGACAGATAAATAAGAATAAGAGTTATCAAGAAGAAATTGACTGGATTGTTCGAAATGAAGCACGTAACAAATTTATTAGAAACCTTGCGTGGTCTCTTGAAGGCAACACGCTTATACTATTTCAATACGTTGACAAGCATGGCAGAGTTTTGCACCCGCTCCTTGAGAAAGATGGAAAAGTCGTACATTTCATTCATGGAGGAGTTGGAGCAGAAGATAGAGAAGCAGTACGAGGCATTGCCGAATCTACTTCAGATAATATCATACTGGCTAGCTATGGTACCTTTTCTACTGGTGTTAACATTAAGCGTCTTGACAATATTATCTTCGCTAGTCCTTCTAAATCTCGCATACGAAATCTCCAGTCGATTGGTAGAGTTCTCAGAAAAGGTAACGGAAAAGATAAAGCAACGCTATATGACATAGTAGATGATCTTCAATGGAAAACAAAAGAAAATTTCGCAGTAAGACATTTTAAGGAAAGAGTAAAGATATACAGTGATCAGGGT